ACTTAGTAGCAACAGCTGTAGATATAGCATCAAATTCTGTATCCATATCCGCGCCAAGGATAATCTTTTCTGGATCTCCAGAAGATAAGGAATCTTTAGCTGTGAAATTAGTTGTCTTGGAGTAATCTGCCATTTATGCGAGCCTTCCAACTTTTGCCAGCAACTCAATTTGCTGAATAGCGAATGATTTATCGGTTGTAGAAGATAATCCGACCTTAAAATATTGCCCCTTATCTCTGGCAGGGACTCTAGTAATTGCGAGGTTAAGGGCACCCGACCACTCATCCTCATTCCATTTAGCAACCCCATATTCAGGAGTTCCTGTAGGGACTTCAAATGCTTTTGTATAAGTATTAAATCCAGTATTAAAATCTGTAGACCACTTGTAAACCACATTACCATTCATACTGGTGAAGATAATAGCTCCGATCTTCTTGAGAATCTTCAAGCGATTTGCGAAGTCTTCTCCAAGCTCTAACCATGGGGACTCATAATCGACTGCGATCTTCGTTCCGTCGTCGGTGAAACCTGAGTACTTGTAGACATTACCTGCCCCTCCCATGAGGAGATTGCCGTTCTGTCTAGCACTCCATGATCCAGGTACTAAATCCCATTCAAATATGGGGAATAGTTTAGGATTCATCTGCGTCCCATAGGGGCGACGTACATCAAATGCGTAGGTCTTATTCCCTACAAAGGTTAATATGTATAACCCTTCTTCATCTGAGTAGGTACTTCTGATAGTCCCATCTGAAGCTGCTCTGTAAGCTGCAACAAGATCTGTAGTGACTGCTTGACTGACTGTGTCTGTAGGGTTGGACTTCTCTTGTATAACCCTCTGGATTGACTGGACTCCATGAGTGGACAGGAATAACATCTCTGTCTCACCTACAGATTGGATTGTCTTCTGGTCAACACATCCTGTCCCAGATATAACATCTGCAACATAGGCATTAACAGGGTTCAATCCGAGTTCACTACCACTTCCATCTACGATGAATACAATGTGCTTCCTGCCAAATATGACAAGTGCCCCATTGAATCCTACGATGGCTGTAACGTTATCCTCTCCGTCCAACCAGACATTACTGAGGTCGATACTACCGCTTCCTGCTCCACCCCAATCTGCCTCATCTAGCAATCCACTGTATAGAACATTACTACCGTCTGAGCCGTCAACTTGCCATACTCTGCCGAAGGCTACTCCAGCTACCCCGCTAGTAGAAGCTGTACCTGAACTCTCTGATACAGTTGCAAATGTGGAAGAGGTATATATAGCAAGTTTCTGTCCAGCCTGAAATGCTAGACATTTACCATTAAAATTCTTAAATAACCACGTACCACTGGTATCTGTCAAGCTACCTGAAATGTCATTACCTTCAGGGTCATCAATATCATTACCAATCCCTCCATCCCAAGCTACAATCATCTCAACATTACCAGATGAATCTACATATTCGTGCAGGGATTCTACGACAGGAACTGAAGTTATAGCAGTAGTGGTTTGATCTAACTGCCCTAAACGGGATGAAAGTAATCCTTCCTTATTGATATAAAAATTGGTAAGCTTAGTAGCATACTCAGGAGGGAGTAACCTCCCCCGTGCTTCTCTATTAAGCCCATAGTAGCCTGGAGCTACAATATCAACTGTAGTAAGTTGCTGTGTCATTATTCAGGGACCAGACTCATATCACCTTGCTCTGCCAGATCTAGTGATACAGCATCACGTATAGCTTTCCCCTCTTTCTCCTCTGAGAACTGGGAGTTAATCCCTAGCTCCTCCCCACGTTCCTCAAGTATATAACGAATAAGTCCCAGCTCGATAGGACGAGTCGGGACTTTAATCGCGGTGACGAGATCATCTGTATCAGCTGCATCCAACCTTGCTTGAGGTATGATTAGCATGAGTTTTATAGTTCTGGACCCTGTTGGGGTAGGATACACCTCCAAGTTAAGTACATCTCCTGAGGAGTTGTCCAGAGCAAACCATCCTGGATCATTCTCAGTATCAGGATTCATTTCTCTGCGACGTAACAGCTCAGGAAGATCCAGTTCCCATAGGGGGGTGGGGTTACTACTATCTGTAATATCCCATACCAGAGGAACCTCTCTACCGTAGTGAGGCTCCATAAGGCGCACAACCCTGCTACGCTCATTAGCCTCAGTTATGACAGCATTTGGATCTGACCCCGTTAAGGCCACAGTCACAGTCTGACGTAAGGCACGCCAATTATGTGCAGCCTCAACTTCTTCCTTAATCTGATTACACATCTCTGCGACGATAAGCTGCTGCTTATCTGTCACTGCATCCGTAGCATCTGCAATCTCATCTTCACCAGTAATACGAAGAGCACGATTAAGAAGTTGCTTAAATGTGACTGCCATTTCTTGTATCCGTTAGTCTTTCTTCTTAGGAATCGTGCCACCTTTGGCGTCACTGTAAGATCCTTGCGATTGTGAGTCCTTCTTCTTAGTTACTGCTTTATATCCTGCATAAGCTATAGCTAGAAAGATTAAAAGTCCTACAAGTTTAGGTGCTAATTCTTCCATTATTTTACTTCCTTATTAAAATTATTTTACAGATCACTCGCAGCATATTTCCATGTAGTTGCTGTCATCTTCTGGATAACTGCCGCATGGTTATCCCCAAGCGTCCGAGAACCAGTTGCCCCATCGGTCCCTGTTAAGGTGTCTGATGTAATGGCTATTGTTAGGTCCCCACCTCCGTCGTTTTGCCACGCAATGAGCGTACCAATATCATATGCAACTGAGGCATTTGCTGGGATAGTATGTGTCTCCCCAGCCCCTCCTGCTGCCTTGTGGATCGTCTTACCGGCGTCTGTTAATACGAGAGTATAGTTACCGCTCTGAGTGTTGACTATTGATTTTGTTGAGGTTGCAAACGCTGCATCCCAGTTGGACACATTCAGGTTAGAACCAGTTACTGCTCCACCTAACATTAGGCTGCATACCCTATTGAGTAGTCTCCATACCAATTACCCCCTCCATCAAAAGATTTCATCGAGATGATATCTGGGAAAGCATCGTCAATACCCGAACCAGTAGCTGCCGTAGCTGTAATAGTTGGAGCTACTCCTCCGGGCCACTTAAGATTAGTGAAGCCTGTCCAGGCTACTGTTCTACCGCCTGTCTGATCTTGGTATAATCTTATGATGATCTCAATAAAATAAAAACCGGCAGGTATATTAGACAAGGTCCATGATGTCACATTCTCATCAAGCTCAATGGTGAAGGCAGGACCAGTAGAGTAATCTAGTGTGGCAACACCTGAGGAAATGTTAGGGGTATTAGCTACAGCCTTGTGGTCCCTGAACGAGAAGTCGGAGAGTTCTGTGTTGTTCAGGAAGATGTCATCAACTTCCCCTCCTACTGTAATAGAGTCAGCTAAGTAACCAGTCCTATCAAACTCAAAGAACCATTGACCAGCAGCACCTGAATCTCGTCTTGTTATGGGCCATCTGAGCGTCCCACCATTAGCATACCCATACCACCCCCCTTCATCTGCCGCTGCATCTGACTCTACAAGCCTCGGCATCTGCGGCGCTGTTCCTGCCACCTCAAGGATACCTGTTATATCTATACCACCTGTTATGTCTAGGTTGCCTGTTCCTGTAACATCATTACTGTTTAGGTCTAAGTCACCACCTAATTGTGGTGTCGTATCTTCCACTACATTCGCGAGAGAACCAACAGCAGCAGGTAAAACCTCCCACACAGCATTGCCGATGCCATCACTTGTAAGCACCCATCCATCTGTGGACGATTCTGCATTAACATTCCCAGCTATGATACTTAAAGCAGCTTCATGCTGAGTAACTGCAGATTCAGGAACGTTTGCATCTGGGATATTAGCCCATGTAACTGCAGCTGAGAGATCATTGACTTCTGCAACTGCAGAGTGCGAATGACCTAAAAGTGCATATCTACGTTCCGAACTCATCTTCTGGTAATGTCTCTAATGTCCATCCAAATGCATGTTCTTGCACAAAGACCCTTCCAGGAGGGGCGTAGTTTCTAAATTCTTCTGGGAGAACTTTTATACTCCCCTCCCAAGGTGGGAGCTTTTCTTTATTCAAAGAGATAATAACCGGCATTGTCTTCTCCCCTAGCTGCTCTAACGCCCAATAGCGGTTAGTGCCAAAGGCAATATACATATTGCGGTTTCTACCTTCGTTCTCCTCTCCCCATCGGGAGAAGTTAAACCCCCCTTTAGGTTCATGCCCGTAAATGAGTACAGGGTAACGTAACCCTTCTTCACGGATACTATCTAAAAGGCGAACCCTCCACTTCAGCTTCCTATCTCTAGGACGCCGAAGCGGAAGATCCATCGGGAACTGGGGGACAAACCAAAGATTGTAGCGCTGCACGTCCAGCACAATATCTGGTTTCATCTATCCCCCGGTAATTTCCCTAGTTATTCCGACTTACGTGGTCGGGACAACAAAGTTGAGGAATGAAGTTGGGCGAACAATCTTGTTGCCCCAAATCATGTCAACCGTGAACAGGTCTGCCAAGTATTCCTGCTTGTACTGCGACTGTGCGCGTACACCAAGTTGCTCAACTAACACCAATGCATCCCTCTGGAAGCACTGGCCCAGCTGTACTTGAGCCGAACCTGCGGAGTTATCAACTTCAGGAAGATTCGTAGTAACGTAAACTTCCATGCCGTAGATATCACCAATCAGGCCATTACGGATAGTGTTGCCACCACCGACTTCACCGACAAACGCTTGCTCAGTGAAACGAGCCAGACCCAAGAGGTCCTGCTTGACGATAGTCGGGACTGACAGTACACGACCCGCCATAGGCGCATCAATGTCATCAAGAGCCTTGATGAACGTACGGATGCCAGCATCCGAAATATCCGTAGACGTGCTTTGATCCCACGTAGTACCATCACCTTCGTAAATAGTACCAGTGACATCCAGATCGTCCTGGATCACGCCAGCTGTGATTGTGGTGATAGTTGCATCTGCGCGCAAGCCTTCGTAGATAAGTTGCTTATCCACTTCACTTGCGATAGCGTAGCCGCCATCATCCGTATAGAAGCGACGAAGAGACTCAAGAGCCTGTACATCAACCAAGTCTTCAATGAGACGTGAGTACTCATAGTGCTTGTCGATGGAGATAGATACGCCAGTATCCGTCCCGTGCTCAAGGAACGTTACGAGTGCCTGCTCCGACTTGGACGACGCGGAACCGCGTGTCGGGGTCGGAACTTTGATCGTATCGCCTTTCTTACCGCGATGATTGAGTTTGCGAACGAGATTTGCATATACAAGGTTAGCCTTGTAAGCAGCAACGACTTCGTCGCTCCACAAATCGGGAATAAAATTACCAACGT